AGTAGTCAACAACCTGCTTTGCAGCGTCTAACTCCGCGAATCATCCATCTTTTGAGTGACATTCTTGGTCTCCAAGTTTAATCCAGAATCTCCGAATACCATGTTGAGGATATAAGAAGTTCCAGAACTTATGAAACCACAGAGAATTATGTTTGCTACTGTGATCTCAAACATAAATAGTTGGGTTAATGGATTAATGACGCATAAAAACACACCAACCCAGAAACCGATGCACATTGGGCAAGACCAGAAATAACCCTTTGGTCTGATTCTATTAAAAATTCTGCCGTAACAAAGAATCTGAGTCAGCCCATAAGCAGACAAAACAAAATAAGCTAATTCTATAAACGACATTAGTCTTCCTTCTGTAGATTTTCAAGCATGTAGCTCATCCAATAAGGTTCGTATGTATAGCCTGGACGAATGGATCCCTTCTCTGTTGCTTGAGGAACTTCACCAAGCTCCGTGGAGTCTTCCTTCGTTGGATCTGTATAATAATCATCGAGCATTTCTTCATAGCTCTCAAGATAGTTGTAATATGGCGCTTCTTGTTGGACAAATTGATAGATTCCATAAAGCGCATAATCAAAACGATTCTTTTGCGGGTTTTCAGATTCGCAAATCAGCCCCTCAATAGATCCGTAAATATTTCCGCCGCGAACTGTGCCAAACTGAACAAGACCTTTTGTGTTCATGAACTCAAAAAATCGGTCTTGTGCTGCATAAACTGAGTCGGATGGTTGTTCTTTGGCGAATGTGACAATCTTATTTTTCTTTGGCATTATAACAATATCAATCTCTTTATGATCAAAAATCATAATATTTCCATCAAGTGCCCTTCTCGCTTGAAGTTCGATCTGGAACCTGTCTTTCTGTTCTTGACCGATAGTGACTGTCATAAGTGCCATTATTCTTCAATCTCCTTTGCAAGATTTTGGATCTTGAGAATATCATGGATAAACTTATTATCAATATCTCTTTGTTTAAACCCTTCGATGACATCAAGAACTCTTTGTGTTCCCTCTAAGATTGTTTCATCTTGCTTGACTTCTGTAAGTTGGGTTGAACTCTCAACAACTTCACGCAAGCGATCAATCTCTTCGCTCAAGAAAGCCTTGAGGTCGATCCCGTTATCGGAGAAGGATCCAATATAATGCTTGAGAAGTTCTTTTTGTTCAGAGAGAAGAGATTCGCCATACTTTTCATTGAATTTCTTGACAAATGTCTTGTATGTCAAGTTGTCGATTGGCTTGATTGCTTCTCTATCTCTTGCTTCACCGGAGAGCATGTTTTCAATGACTTGATTTTCAAGAAGAACTCTTTGCTTTGCTTTTGTTCTTGGGTGAAAAATCTGGAAGACTGTTGCTAGATCTTTGTAGTTCGGAACAAAGTTGTTGAAAACTTCTGGTGAGACTTCTTTATTGATAAGATCGATGACTTCACTTTGCATTTCGAAGAGAACTTTGTGATTAATTGACATCTTAATCATTCTTGCTTCAAAGATAAGCTTTTCAGCAGTCTTTTTATCAAGATCTTTTGATTCAAGAATAGTTTTGTATGCTTCAAGATCTTTTGCAAGAAGAGTCCTTCCTTTGAAGTTCTCCCTGATGATCTTAACAATCTTCTTTTGCTTTGACTTATCTTGAGCGACAACTGCTTTTGTCAACTCTCGTATCAAAGCTTCAAAGATAAAAGCGGTGTTACGCTTTTTATTATGCTTCATTTTCATTTATTTCAGTCTCCGATTTTTCTAGATCAGCAATCAAGTCTCGAATTTCAGTCGATACTTCGAATAATAGCTTCTCATCACTGTCGTAAGTAGTTTGTTGCGATTCGTAAATTCCACGAGATAGTTGTTTCAGATCTGAATATCCTGAAACAACATCTTTTGGCTTTGGAATTGCAATATTTGTGTAATTCTGTATTCTGCCATTTCTACCATCTCCGCCTCGTTTTGCGGTAGAAACATACTTTTTGCCCTTTGCTCTCTTTCCTTGAGAATTCCTTGTTGTTTTACGATCTCTGTCGTCTCTCTTAGCGGGGGCGGCGAGAAGTGGTCCCTCATCTTCCCCTCCTGCTTCTCCTGCTCCAAGATCCGCGCCGCCGAGGTCTCCACCGCCTAAATCTTCCCCTCCTAGATCCAAATCTCCACCCCCCTCGTCGCCTCCTCCGAGGTCGCCTCCGAGAAGATCATCTTCGCCACCTGCCCCAACAGCCGCATTAAATTCTGCCGTAGCTGCTTCGGCAACAGCACCAAGTTCTGCCTCGAATGTTCTGTCGTGGAACATTTCTCTTTGATTTCGAACAAACTCTTCTTCTGAGAGGTTAAAAATGTTCTTGGAAATCCAGCGACGGGAGAAGAAGTTCTCTGTTGCGCCGCCTGCGATTTCAAACTTAGTTTTCCATTCTTCAAGGTCTTGAAGTTCGGCAATCTTTGATGGATTATTGAGGCGAAGCTTGAAGCTGACCAAATCATCTCCTCTAAACCCAAGAGTATAAAGGTGAACAATGCCAATCTTTTCCATTTCCGCGATGACTGATCTCTGAAGTCTTTGGATTGTTCTTGCGAAACGAACATCTTTTTGAGCCAGAGTTGTTTTATCTTCTTGTGCCTCGGAGTCACTTGATAGATAAGCAGATGGAATCTTCAAAGCGGAGAACATCTTGTCTCTAAGGTATTTCACATCGTCGATATCACCAGTGAACTGACCGCCAGCAAGTGTATCAATCCTTGAAGACTCTCCGCCGCGAACTGGGATGAAGTAATCCTCTTCAACATTAAGTGGATTATAACGAAGGTCAACACGACCGGTATTGGCATCAACAACTTGGTTGCGCTTCATAGAAGTAATTGTTTTTTGAACAAACTGCTCAACGTCCTGCGGAGCAATAGATCCAACATCGATATAGAAAACTCGCCTTTCGGAAGAGCGGACGATACGGTAAGCCATCATCGCATCTTCCATAAGAACCAACTGTCTCCAAATTCTACGAGCAGGATCGAGAACAGAGGATCCGTATGGAGCATATTTATCGTTTCCGAGGATTCTAAAGTGTGCAATTTGCCAGTTTTCAAAAGTCATTCCAGCAGAGTTCCACTGATACTGGACATAGTTTGGATTTGTAGGATCTTCACCTTCGAGTCTTTCAACTTCTCGGAGAGGAATGGGAATAACAGACTTTACACCGATTCTATCATCAATATCCAAGTAAAGAACAAAGTCTCCGTTCTTACACATCGAACGGCACCATCCAAAAAGATTGTGTTCAACATTGAGGATGTTCATATAAAGCGAATGAAGGACTGCCCTGATTTCCTCGTTAGGGCAGTCAATACGAAGCATGGGACTCAAAGAAGAGTGGGTTGTCATTTCGTCTGCATAGATGTCAAGAGCAGAAGCAATCTCCGGCATGTATTCCATTTGATCATAATCGATATATCTTTCAGATCTATTCTGATTAGACATAATCTTACTTTGCATAACATCAAATGGGCTATACGCAGCTTTCTTAAATTGCTGACCAGAGGCAGATCTAAACTGAGTAGCGTACTTATCAAGTTCAATTCTTTTGATTTTTCTGTTTGTTTGGGTTCTCCAGTTTGTGATTGGTCCGGAGAAAAGTCTCGTTAAACGACGAAACAACTCAGACTGAGGATTGTTTGGATTATTTTTATTGTCTGCCATTATTTATCCTTTGATTAGCCAAGAGTATTTTTTATATTCCTCTTGTTGTTTGAACATTTTTTCTTCTAATGCTTCGCTTTTTTTATACCCTTGTTGTCCGGGTATCGTAGTATTAATCTTTGTATTCACTTTAACCATAGATGTCAAGCAAGCTTTCTTATATTCTTGTTCCCTCGAATTAACAGTGAGTGCCGTATCTCTGACCCAACAACCAATGGCTAGAGCCATGATTAGGTCATCGTTATAGCCCCTCATTGCTTGAGGCTTGCCGTTTTTCCAAATGAAAGTTCTCAGTTCGTTAGTAAAACGCACAGAGTTTACCTTAATTAGTTTGTTTCTGATGAATTCTTCCAGTTTTGCGACAATCAATGGTCTCGTCTTTGACGAGGTTGTGAAGCCTGGGACAGCATGGGCATGGTTCTCGCCTTGGTGGCTTTCAACAAACTCGTGAGTTGACTTGATGGAATAATAAATGTTTGGATACCCAAGGTCTATCAACTTCTCCAAAACCGAGATACCAATGCCGACGTTCTCAACGACGAGCAAGCAGTTTCCAAACTCTTTACCAGTTGAGTTGAGAATGTCTGCGTACAGATCCAAGCTAGGTTTGCCTTGATATTCGGCGACCACTTCCATGGTTTCTAATTTTATAACATGGAAAACAGAAAAGTCTGCACCGTCACCTCTCGCCACATCAGCAATAAGTAAGTAAGTGTTCTCATTATTGTATTGCTCCCAAATCCAAAGGTTTCTATCAAATCCAGTTCTATATTTCGGTTCTGAAACTTGCTCTTCAAGATAGGTGATATCCTCTGGGTGAATAACACTATCGCCAGAAGTATTGAAGTTACATTCAAGCTCTTGGGCTATCTCTCTTCGAGACATGTTTCTGGTTTCTCGTTCGAACCATTCTCGGTCTCGTTCTGGGTGAATGTCCCATGGAAGGATTACCGGGTGAAAATCGTTTGCTGACTCTTCTGCTTCAACATAAGTTTTATGAAACCAGTTACCAACACCGTTTGGTGTACTCAAAGCAATACAGCGACCACCGGTAGAAATTGTAGGATAAAGACCGGCCCACAACTCTTCAAGGTTGTCAATGTGGGCAGCCTCGTCAAGCACCAGAAGAGAAAGGGCTTCCGAACGTCCAGCGTCCCCTGAAGTGCTCGCAGCCTTGATTTGAGAGCCGTTTGAGAGTTCAAACGATGCACGGTTGTCAATTGATATCTCGGCTAATACGAGCCATTCTGGAAGGTTTTTCATAATAGCCTTAACCTTCTTGACCAAGTTTGCTGCGGTTGCAAACTTCGTAGCCATAACCAAGATATTCTTATCTCGATAGAAAAGCATCAGCCAAACTATATAGGCTGCGGCAATTGTAGAAATACCAAGCTGACGTGCTTTTAGGATAACTGTAAATCGATAATCGTTGAAATCTTGCAGCAAGTCCGCTTGATACGGATAGGTCTTAAAGGGAATTAGTCCCTTAATAGGGTGCGAAATTCTCGCATAGTTGTTTGTAAAGTAAACCGGGTCTTTACCGCATTTGACGATTTCTTTTACTATCTCTTTTTTGGATAGCTTATAAGACATTCTTCCTTCTTATTCGAACGAGCCCTCTTTCAAGAACTTCTGAAAATTAACATCCATTGGATTAGTGACTGCTTCTCCAAGTGTGTCGACTTGTGTCAACTGAGCAACCTTGAAAAGCCTGTGAGCCATAACAAATGTTCTAACACGACTTGTGTTTTGAACGATACAAGTGCATTCACCTTCTGGTGTGAGAGTAAGTGCGCTACCTGTGATTGCTCTGTATTCTTTTGTGAGGAAGTTTGCGATTTGCTGAAGCTTTAACTCGCATTCTTCTTCGAATCTTCCTGCATAAACATCCTTGAGGCGAACATTTGCTTCATAGTTGATTTGAAGCATGTTGCCGATAAGCTTAACACCGAAGCCATCGGAGACTCTTGAGTCAATAATTGGGCAGCCTTCTTCTCTAGCCAAGCCAATCTTCTTTGCTTCGCCATCGACAAAGCGCTCGTCATGAGCACCATCATAAGCGTTTGCTGCCGCTTGTGAAATTCCTTGAATGATCTCTAGTGTTGTAGCCATTTATTTATCTCCTGGTCTCCATCCGGTTTTCCACCGTTCTTCTCGACCTTCAACCCACTGAATGTAGCATTTAAAGCAACAATCAAACTTTGCCATATACACATCATCACGTAAACTGAACGAATAAGTGTGACATGTGGGACAAACTCTATTGTCGTCCTTATTAATTAGTTTTTTTGATATTAAAACACCATCAATTTCTACCTTTTCATCTCGCTCTGCTTGACGAATCTCTTTTTGGTATAAATCTTTGATTTGTTTTTGGTATTCTCTCTCTTTTTCGTCATCCCAATCTGCTTTGGGGTGCTTTATTGCTTCTTTGCCATATTTCTTTGAAATGGCGATTTCGTATTTAGCAATTTCGTTTAAATCTTTCTTCATTGACTCACCTGGTTTACTGCATAGACTATACTAATTGTTCCTACTGTGCCTGCTGCGAATCCTCCAATGATTGCCCAAGCAACAGCGTTTCTTCCTGGCTTTTTCTTAATAATATCGTTTAGTTTCTCGATTTCTTTTGTCTTTGCCTCAATAATGGCTTTGTCTCTTTCTTTTTGAGCGTCGAATGTAATCTGGAGTTGTTCGATTTTCAACTTAAACTCTGTTTCTTGCTTATTGAGTTCAAACTTTTTGTCAAGTTCGCATTTCTGCTTTAAAAACTCGTCGTTTGCCAAGATTTCAGCAACAGCATCTTCGTTTAAAAGTATTCCATCGAACGGGCAGATGTTTCCTCTCTCAACAAAAGTGAATTTGCCATCGTCAGCAAAAGAAGTCACCGACAACATAAGGAATATAGCACACTTTAATAGATTAGTCAACATATTTTATTCCAAATCTTTGTTCAAGTTCATCAATAATCTTTTTTGGCTCGTTCTTGAAGTCATTCTTGAACTCTTCTTTCTTTTCTTCTTTGCTTTTCTCCAACTCTTCGCTGGCTTCGGTGTATTTCTTGTTTAAATCTTCGATTTCTTTTTGATAATTCAAGATTGCTTCTTCTTTTCTTCTCAACTCTTCTGTGTGAATCTCTTGGAGTTTCTGGATTTGCTCTTCATAACTTTCAGACATCGCATCCATACTCTTTTTGAGAGAAGCATAATCGTTTCTTGTCAAAAGAATGAAAGCCAAAGCAATAACGAGGCACACCCCTTGCCAGTTTTTGGTAAGGAATGTGCCAATTGTTTTTGCTAAGTTGGCAAAATCAATATTAATCATTATCCGTTCTTAAGTTTGACGATAGCATCAATAACAGATTGACCACCGATGTAAAGAGCACTGAGGTATAACCAATGCTCGGACTCAATGTTCGCATTAAACATAAGAAGTGTTGCGACAATCCAAACTGTAAGCTTGCGAGAGATAACCTTTTCAAGTGTTCTATCGACAGCAGCCATTGTTACTGCGGTTGCCTTTTCTGTTGCCTTTCTAATGTGTTCAGTCATTTTATAGACCTCCTTAGCAATAAATAGTCTTACCAAAGGAAAACCCCCAAGCGATGGCTGGTCGCCTGGGGGGTTCACCAAGGAGTCTTAAAGACCAAGAAGCTGCTTTAAGGTCGTAAAGAATTGCTCACTATTACCAGAAGAAGCAGCCGCTTGCACAAGAGCATTACTAACTTGCTCTTCCGTCGACAATCTAGACTCATGGTCCGAAACAGAACTACTTAATGAAGATAAATCTTCTCCTATTGTGTAAGGTAAGTTCATTTCTTGGATAGATCCAGACTCATCATTAACCACCATTACCATTCTGTTATTTGCGTGGTCGCTGGCGAACATGTAAGAAGCGAAATTATCACCATTAATAGCTGTGCCAGCAACCATAGATCCAGTTTCTGCAACACTAAGTGGAGGAGCAATTGCATTCCACCCTTCGTTATGACTAAATCGCCCGATGGCTCCATATCCATAATTTGAACTAACGCCTGAATTTGTACGACATGCCTCAAAGACATATCTTGTTCCATTTCTACTGGTATAACTCCAGGTTTCAGTTGCTTCAACAGTAATTTTGGCTGCTGTTCTTGGTCCTTGATTGTTTGCATATCCTCCAAATTCAAATTGACCAAGGTTTTGCCCAGAAAATGGGCGTTTGCCGCCTACGGAAGTGGCATCGTAAGAGTCGACTGATGCATACATTTGAAGAATTGATGTTCCGCCCCAAGAAATCAAACGTATAAGAGCATCTGCGCCATCAGCATTGGTGCCGCCCTGAGTTCCGTCTCCTATTGCATGTGCTGAGATAAGGGGCATGGCTTCTTCTGTAACAGTATCATAATCGCCCTCACTCATTTCTCTTTCAACATGAAGCACTCCTCGGCGACCTATATCAAAATTTGTAAGCGGACTTGGGAATGCAGTATCATCACGATTATGATCATTTGCTTGTCTAATAGTAACACGAGGAGCGCCATCCCAAGAACTAGATAAATCAACCATGAACATTGGTGAGGTGTCACCAGCATTGTAGATAGCGAATGGGATATCAGAAGAGCCAGAAATTGTGACTGCCGTTGTTGTCAAGGAGGAGCCACCTGATGAAATATTCTCAGGAGCAACTTTCTTTAATGAGCCATCAGTATTATCCAAGATAAGCAACCTATCATTAGTAGCATCAACTTCTGTTATTTCTACTTGCTCGCTTATTACTTCTGAACTAAGTTCATCAACCTTAACAGCACCTGTTCCAATATCATCTTCTGTGACGGATCCGTCTTTAATTTGCTCTCCGCCGATTCTTGTACGGTTTGACATACCCAACCTCCAAACTGTAATAAATAGTCTCACAAATAAGAAACCCCC